AATAACAACATTTAAACACACACGCACCACATGTCTGTGTCTCTGCTAGTCAAGTTACTAATATCGTTTCCTCGGTTAGCAGAGGCATTTCGTGGTCTGATGGAAGCCTATGAAGAGAAACTATATGTTGAGCGTCACAGCAATATGCGTGATGTTATTGATGAGTGGATGCACTCCGACTCTTCGTCCGACAAAGCTCCCTTACTTTTTAGAGAAGGCCAGAGAGCAGACGTGGACAACGGACCAGAAGCAGACGGTGGGGGAGATGTTACATTACATCAACGACCTAGAGAACAACCAACATGCCCGCTAAACGAAAAGGATTGTCCCTTCGCAAAGAACACAAGTCAGACAAAGGAGGCTTAACAGAAAAAGGGCGCAAGTATTACAACCGAAAGACAGGTAGTAACTTAAAGAAACCGCAACCAGAGGGAGGCCCGAGGAAGCGGTCTTTTTGTGCGCGGATGTCCGGCGTCAAAGGCCCGATGAAAGATTCCAAAGGCAGGCCCACCCGAAAAGCTTTAGCTCTTAGAAGGTGGAAATGCTGACCCCAACCCCAACACTAACAATAATAACACTATGCCCAAAGTAGGAGATAAGTCGTATCCGTATACCCCCAAAGGTAAGAAAGCAGCTAAGAAAGCAGCCAAGCGGAAGGGGTTGAAGATCATGTCAAAGAAGAAGAAAGGAAAGGGGACTTGAGCCAAGTAACAATCATTTCAACAAGTTTTATTGAATAACAATCATGGCTAAGATATGTCCTAAAGGAATTGCATGGGCCAAGCGCACGTTTGATAAGTATCCGAGTGCTTACGCTAACATGGCGGCATCTAAATACTGTAAAGATCCTAACTACGGAAAAGGTAAGAAGAGATCTAAATTAACAATCAAGCGTAAGAAGAACCGTGGGTGAACTAGCAAAATGGCGCAAGCAAGACTGGGTCCGCGTAGGAACCGACGGTAAAATCAAAGGCGCTTGTGGAACCTCAAAGAACAAAAAGAACCCCGATAGATGTCTTCCAAGATCAAAAGCCAACAGCCTATCAATCTCTCAACGGGCTGCAACAGCTCGCAAGAAGAAGCGTGCAGGATCAAAGGGCAAACAGTTTGTTGCCAACACCCCTGCTGCACGTGTAAAGCTGCGTTTAAAGAAGAAGTAGCTCTGGGAGATGTTATTCAAATAGATTTCCTCGACCACGTGCAAGACGGCACCGATGGTCCCCTTGAATGCTCAGTCTATGGTTCACTTACGGACATAGGCGATAACTACCTTACTGTTACCTCATGGCACGGCTGTGAGAATAACACAACAACTTTCACCATTATTACAAGCTGCATAAGTAGCTTGGTGGTGTTTAAACCAAACGTCATCATAAAGATAGACTCCCCCGAGGCCGACGATGAGACCCACTGCGGTGGACAATCAATAACTCCGAACCCGGTTACGGATACATCAGAATGAGGACAACCTTAACAACAACTAAAGAAAACCAAATATTATGGCTAACGGAGATACATCCGCGTCCCGATTGGGACAAGTTAATGCGAGCGGAGCAGTTGATGCTTTGTTCCTTAAGGTGTTCTCAGGAGAAATCCTGACCACCTTCGAAGAGTTCAACGTGATGAAAGGACTTCACACGATTCGGACTATCGCTAACGGCAAGTCTGCTCAGTTCCCAGTAACTGGCATCGCTACCGCTAAATACCACACCCCAGGTCAGAACATTGCTGACGCCGGTAACAGCTACCTCAGTGCTATTAAACACGCTGAGAAAGTTATCAGCATTGATGATGTCCTACTTGCCTCTACGTTCATTGCAAACATTGATGAGCTTAAGAACCACTACGATGTCCGCAGCATTTATGCTCAGGAACTCGGTAAGGCTCTTGCCAAGCGTTTCGATGTGGCAACCATGAAGACCCTTACGGCTGCGGCCCGGACTGCTACTACTATTACTGGTGGTAAAGCTGGTATCGCAATCGATGGAGGTGAGCCTGCTGCCTTCACTGGAACTGTGATTCAAGCCAAGCTCTTTGAGGCTGCTCAGAAGCTTGACGAGAACGACATCCCTAACGATGGAAAGCGTTTCGCTATCCTTAAGCCAGCCGATTACTACACATTGCTTGCCTCTGGTGAAGAGGTTATCAACCGTGACTTCGGTGGTCGTGGTGATGTTGCTACTGGTCGCATCCCAATGGTTGCTGGTATTAACATCTACAAGTCAAATCACCTTGTTGACGTAGCTGTCTCAGGCAGCGCACAAGATCAGAACGACCAAGTCGCTGGCGTTCAGAACGACGTGTTTGGCTCTGGTGGAACTGGATACAACGCCGCTATGGACAAGACTCAGATCATCGGTGGACACCCATCGGCGATTGGAACTGTCAAGCTCCTTGACCTTGCTACCGAAAGCGACTACAAGGTCGAACTCCAAGGAAGCCTGTTCGTAGCTAAGTATGCTATGGGCCACGGTGTCCTTCGCCCCGAAGCTGCCTTTGAAATCAAAGACGCTGACTAATACCCCCTAATAACCCCAACGGTCGCACTCCTTTCTTTAATGATTGGGGTGCGGCCTTTTCCTTTTTTCCAATTACTATGGCTACCCTTACCACCAAACTTGACGCTGTTAACACCATGCTCGGTTACGTTACCGAAGCACCTGTAAACTCTATTGCTAACACTACTGCTTTGCCGCCATCTGCTGCACTGGCTAAGGGTGTTATTGACGAAGTGTCACGTGAGGTTCAACAAGATGGGTGGCACTTTAACACAGCCCAAGACTACAAGTTGGAAGCCAACGCCTCCAATAAGTTTGTGTTACCTGACAACGTCCTACAAGTGGACACAGTTGACACCACCTATGATGTAGTCCAACGAGGCACCACATTGTTCGACCGTAAGAACTACACTGATGTATTCACTGAAGACGAGCTTAAGGTTAACATAACATTTTTACTTGAATACGAAGAGCTACCAGAACAGGCTCGACGTTACATCGCCCTCAAAGCATCCCGGATGTTTGCTAACAGACTTGTTGGCTCCCGTGAGATTGAGGCACTTATTTACCGTGATGAGATTCGCGCCAAGGCAGCTATGGAAGAAGCTGAAGGTAACAACTCTGATCGAACAATCTTTGACAACTACGACACTGCTACACGTATCGGCATCAACCGCCGCATTGACCTTGCTTAAACGATGGCTAACATAACAACTACCGTTCCTAACCTCATCCAAGGGGTCAGCCAACAGTCACCCCAGGTGCGCCTAGCTGGTCAATGTGAGGAACAGATCAACGGTCTTTCCACAGTCACCAAAGGACTCACTAAGCGTCCTCCGGCACGGCTCATAGACAACCTAGGGGCTGTAGCTCTTGAGGGTGACTTCCTGCACTTCATCAACCGGAGTGAGACTGAAAGGTATGTTGTTACTGTTGAGCATCGGACCACGGGTGATGGCTCAGGTGTTATCCGGGTGTTTAACCTAGAGACAGGAGACGAAGCCTCTGTTGAAGGGAACACTGGTGGTTACCAAGTCAGTGGTGATTATCTTAAACTAGCAACAGCTAACAAGTCCCACGAGCAACTCAAAGCTCTTACCATAGGTGACAGCACGTTCCTTCTTAACACTGATGTTACTGTCGCTAAGACAGACGAGAAGTCCGAGGTGCTTGATTCGTCCCGTGCCTTAGTGTTTGTTAAACAAGGAGACTTCGGTAAGAAGTATGGTCTTAAGTTCCGTAACAAAGGAACCTTTAGTGGCGGTGGTGCAACCTTTACTGTTACTTGGTCAGAGGAAAGGACGGGACTAACTAATAATAAATACATCTATCAAATCAACACTATTAGTGTTAATGACGGAGGGTCTGGTTACACAGCCGAAGATGAGCCGACGATTGAGTTTCCGACAGGAGTAGAATGGCAGATCCGTCCTGAGTTCAATATTACAGTAGCCGCCGGTGTTGTAACAGGAGTAACACTTCTTCATAAAGGATTAACAACAGTATACGACTCTTCACAAAGCTTTGCCTCATCAATCCCTGCGTCCCCTGCTTTTGATGAAGGAAGCATTGTTACGGCCCTAAGCGGAGGACAGAATAAAGAAGAGGTAGCGGACGCAACCAACATCGCATCCCAGTTAAGTCTCGTATTAACAAATACAGCTACAGATCCTCACCTAGCTACCGGAACTCCTTCTCCGAAAATAGCCGCCGCTTACACCTCAAAGGACAAAGACGGCTCTATCATCATCAACCGCAACGACGGCCAAGACTTCTTCCTTGAAGCATTCGATGGTCTTGCTGGTTCCGGCCTAGGACTCGTCCACAAGGAAGTTGATTCGCTTTCGGATCTCCCTGTGCGTGGACCTGATGGTTTCCGGGTTGCCGTGCGTGGTTCTGCTGACGCTAACGAGGACGACTACTATCTCCGCTTTGAGACTAACGACGGTCAATCCTTTGGTGAAGGAGGCTGGGTAGAAGACGTAGGACCAGACCTCGACATCGCTCTCGACCCTGACACCCTTCCCCTTCAGCTTGTTAACACCGGGGTAAACACCTTTACAGTTAACACTACCGGATGGGCCAAGCGTAAGTCTGGTGACGACGAGACCAACCCATTTCCATCCTTTGTCGGCAAGAAGCTTAACAACTTTGTCTTCTTTAAGAACCGCCTAGGATTCATCTATGAGGACTCTGTGGTGCTTTCGGAAGCCGGAGAACTCTTTAACTTCTTTAGGACCACCGTAAGGACTCTGTTGGATACCGCTCCGATTGATGTTACATCTGCAACCGCTAACGTAACAAACCTTCGAAGCAGTGTAGCCTTCCAAGAGAACCTGTTGTTATTTGCCGACCGGGGACAGTTTGTTCTTAAGGGTGATCCCTTGACCAACGAAACAATCACTCTTGAGGCTGTCACCAACTATGATGTTAACACATCCGAAGATCCCCTTGCTGTTGGCTCTTATGTCTACTTCCCATTTAAGCGTGGTAATTTCCTCGGTATGCAAGAGTATTCTCTCAATGCCACCACGGACGTTTACGACTCGGATGATATTACCACACAAGTTCCAGGATACATCACCAACGGTAACATCCTTGTAACATCAGGGTCCACATCCACTGACCTCATTGCTCTTAGCTCAGGAGGCGACACCATCTACGTCTACAAGTATTTCTTTAACGGACGAGAGAAGGTTGTTAGCTCATGGAGCAAGTTCAAGATGCCCTTCAATGTTCTCAGCCTAGAGTTCATCAATAGCTCCCTGTTTGTTGTTGGTGACAAAGATGGCGACACCCTGTTGACTGAGATGAAGTGTGAAGAGCTACGGCTTGAGGATGACACCCTTGACGGCTTTACGATCCACCTCGACATGCTCAAGAAGAAGACGTTCAGTGGAAGCCCAACAACCACACCTACGGACACCTTGATCGACCTTGGGTTCACTCCCGGTCCTGATGATGTTGTTGAGGTGTATGACAGCCACGGCAACCGAGTAGTTGTTAACTTTGTCAACGTCAACCAAGCCAGCATCCAGTCCTACAACCGGACGTGCTTCAGCGGTCTTCGATACAACCTAGAATACACCTTCAGTGAGCCAGTGTTCAAGCAAGGTAACCCACCAGTGTCCTCGGGTCTTGCCCGTATGATACTTAGGAACGGCACCTTGTTCTTTACGGACGCCTTGGATTTCCAAGTTGAGGTAACACCAGTTGCTAGGGACAAGCGTATCTTTACCTACAGTCCTAACGTCATTAACATCACCTCGACGGACACCCTTCTTTCACAAGATGGTAAGTTGCGATTCTCGATCTTTACACAAGCCAAGGATTCGCTTATTAAGATTGTTAACTCAAGTGCATTTGCATCTAACTTCCAAGCCTGTGAATTCGAAGCCAACGTCCATACCCGTTCAACTAGAATATAATAACGTCTACCTTAGGTCAGCCCGTAAATCCGACTGTGAAGAGGTAGGCATCAACATGCGCCACATCGACAAGCTTGAATGTTTGTTAACCAGTGGGTCCACCCCAACACAAGCCCTAACCTTAGGGTTAAAGCAAGACTACCACACGTGGACCATATGCGCCAAAGACGACCACGCTCCCTTAGCTTGCTTTGGGATCGGTGAGCTTATCAAGGATAACACCAACTACATCTGGTTGTTATCAACCGATAGGCTGCTTCAAGTTGCCGGATTTGAGTTTGCTAAAGCTAGTAAAGCTTGGCTTTCCTTTATTGTTAACCACTACAAACTACCATGTGTCAACCACGTCCACGTCCAAAACACCACAGCTATTCGATGGCTTAAGTGGTGTGGTGCTGAGTTCTCCGATGACGACTCCACCGACTTCCTTTCATTCCAAATCAATCCCTCTTTATCTAAATAACAATTATGTGTAATCCTATCGTTATGGCTGTAGCTAGTGCTGCATCTTCCTATGCTGGGCAACGGGCTGCGGCAAACGCCCAAGAACAAGCTCAAGCACAAGCCTCTGCTGCTGAACAAGTTAGAGCGCAACGTGCTAATACAGCGGTAAGACTAAGAGAGGCGCAGGAAAACACAGCCCGGTCACAGCGCACCGAAGCCGCGCAAGTTCAGACAATGGAGGCAAAATCACGTGCGCGTCTAATTGCTCTTACGGAGTCAGGTATTGCTGGCATGTCCTTAGAGAGGTTGACCGATTCGTTAACAGCGAAACAAGCAAGATACGCGTTCTCTGAGAAACAACAGCAGAAGATGCAAGCACAGCAGACTGGATTAGAGTTAGAGGAAGGAGCCATACGCTCACGAATGAACCAGCTTAGAATCAACCAGCCAATCAAACAAGCCAGCCTATTGGAAGCAGGGTTACAAGGCATGCAAACCGGAATGCAAACCGCTCAGGTGTTTCCAGCTAAATAACAATTTTAAATGACAACAGAAGATCTTAAAAAAGCACTCTCTCAGGACACACGGGAGAAAGTTGATGTTAATCTTGGTCAAGTCTCACTGCGATCAACAATCAGCCGTGGCGGTCAATACAACGTAGTAACACAAGAAACCCCCAAGGAGAACTCGTTTACTCAATTATCGAAAGCGTTAAATCAGTTTCCTCAACTTGCTGGTCAATTTAAAAACATTCAACAACAAGCAGGGATCGAGAAAGTCCAAGGGATGTCCCCTATGGAGATTAAAGAGGAGCTACAGAAACGAGCCGAAGGCGGCGACGAATCAGCAAAAAGTTTTATCTATGACTTGTTCCAAAAAGAGGCCGTTGATGAAGAACTGTATCGTCAGGTGTTAAAGACGGAGGTCATTCCAAAGTTACAGACCTTAGAGGCTGAGTTATCAAACGCATCCCCATCAGAGATGAACCAAATCTTAAACTCTGAAGACCCAATCTCAGAGCTTGAGAAGCGTTACAACGATGTGATACCGGGTGAAGTAGATGCAATGGTCGCTAATTCATCTCACCAAAAAGCGTTACACAATGAGATGTTACGTAGG